TTAATGAACATTCGTCGCCGAAAACGAGTCTGTATCATTAGCGTGATGCAGTCTCTGCAAAGGATCTTGTTGATAAAATTGACAGAAACGTTGCCACAATGAAGGGAAACGAGGAGCAAAAAGTTCTGGGGCGCTAAAGAAATATTCAGAAAGTACGGCAAAACATTCAGCAGGATCACTGGCAGCATAAGCATCAATGCTCGCCGCATTCTCACCAACTAATTCGATTTCTTCCTGAATGTTGTTCATTGCAGCATGAAGATCGTGTTCCCAGCCAGCAACCTCACGCAACGAAATAAAGGGAACTCCGCTGGCGCGATCGCCGTTACGGGTGTCCAGCTTATGAGCGACTTCATGAATAATCAGGTTAAAACCAGAAGCATCAAAAGAATCTTGTATATCCAACCAGTTCAAAACGATAGGCCCTTGCTGCCAGCTCTGACCTGACTGAACAATACGTTGGTTATGCACCAGACCGATATCGTCTTCCCATTCATCATCGACCACAAATGGCGCAGGATAAATTAAGATTTCATGAAAACCATCCAGCCATTCCAGTCCTAACTCCAGAACGGGCAGGCAAAATAGAAGTGCTATCCGGCAGCTTCTTAATGAATTCAGCTCAAAGCCCTGTAAAGGAACAAGCCGTTTTTGCTGTAAAAAACGTTCGGCAAGAGCGACCAATTTGCTTTGTTCCTGTTCTGTCAGACACGTTAAAAGGGGGATCGATAGTGCTTCCTGCCAGGGAAGGGCAGTTTGATGTGCTGATTCTTGTACTTTCCAGGGCCACTTAATCATCGTTTTGCTCGCAAACTCGTCACTTGAACAAAATTGCACGGACAGGGACTGTTAAAATGCCAAATTTCCTGGCATCATGGCAACCATCTGAACGGAGAGATGCCGGAGCGGCTGAACGGACCGGTCTCGAAAACCGGAGTGGGGGCAACTCCACCGGGGGTTCAAATCCCCCTCTCTCCGCCAAAATTCAATCACTTACACATCATTAAGTCAGTGACAAAAATCACACTTGGAATTACTTGGAATATTTTCTTGGAATATTTTCAGGTAACGGGACATCAAGTGTTGGTGAAACTTTAACCTTCCTGTCATAGATTAGCACTTGCCCTTCGGTTTTGTGACCAGAGAAAAGTTGCTTATCCCGGCTGCTTCCTTCATAGTCTGAAATTCCTTTCGCCTTCAGATCATGAAAGGTGAAGTCGGTTAAAATACCTGAAATTTTTCCAGCACGATTTCTTGCATCTACCCACATTTCGTTAAAGCCTTTGTACATATATCGGTTGCCGTATTGATTGCTGATCACATAGGCAGATTTTGGTAACTGTTTTGCTTTTTCGATCGCTGCCTGTAATCGTGGGCTCCATGCTTTTATCTGTTTTTTTCCGGTTTTCCCTTGCTGGATGAATATCCCGTCGTTTCCAATCTGTTCCCATTTCAGCGATAACACATCGGAAACCCTCGCTGCACACAGATAGGCAATTTCCATTGCGATAAAAACAGGAAGAGGTGCAACGCTTAATACTGCCTGGTATTCTTTGTCGGTTACATATCGTTCGCGGTTTTTGGCCTTGAATTTACTTACACCTGCACATGGGTTAGCCTTCACGTACCCTCGCTCATACCCCCAACTGTAAACACGGGACATACTGCTTTTTTCATGGTTGGCTTGCGTTTTACTCTGCTCCCCTCTTTTGTCCATGTATCGACGGATGTGTTCTGGTTTTATGGAATCCGCTGGTACCTTACCGAATACGGCAAGCAACTTTTTTTGATGTTGCAGATAATCTTTTTGTGTTCTTGGACTAAGGTCACTGTAATAGGCGCTGGCGAGGAATTTTTCCCACAAGCGACCGAATGTCATTGCACGATCGCGATTATTTACAGTTTCCTCATACTTTTTCCATAAAGCAGCTAAACCATCCTTGATGGCGGTTAGTGTGACAGATTCTCTGGATGTTGGTTTCCATACATAACTATATTTATTTGGGTATACATTTGGAGGTAATTTTTCGTGTTCAGGATTTTTCCTTCGTCTTCCCATCAGATCGCACCAAAATTCGGCTCTACCTCGCGTGGTGGTAAAGTTTTATTGCAGGTAAATAGATCCCGGCTGACAATCGGTTTGCCACTACGATTGGTATAGAACGGAAGCCCGTTTTCCATTAGCCATTTTCGCTGGTGGCTTGCATATTTGCAGCCCGTTAATATTAGCAATTCATCTTCGGTTAAAAATAAGCTGCTCATAGCTATATCTCATAACCGCCGCTAACTATATACGGTTAGCGGCAATTAGGGTTGAACATTAAAAATCAGCCTGACTCGGGATCAGTTTTTGCCAGATAGCTGAAACGTATTTTGCCTGGTAACGAGCGTCATCAAGTGCATTATGGCGCTCACCTTCGAATGGGATAGCAGTTCTGGCATCGAAGTCTATGGCTTTCCCCAGCTCAACGATTGTGCGTACATCGCGATCGTTGCAGTAGCGCCACGGGCAGGGGATACCCTGTCGTTCGTATGAACGGCGTAAAATCACGTTGTCGAAGTTGGCCCCATTACCCCAGACCTGAACAAAAAATTCACCGGAGTTTTCGTCGATAAATTCCCGCAATTGCAGTAGTGCATCATCTAACGGGATTTCATCGGTCATAATGGCAGACTGCGCTTCACGTGATTGCTTTAGCCACCATTTAATGACGTCACGATCAATGACTCCGCCAGCAGTATCCAGATCGATGGTCTTGCTAAATTCCGGTCCCATATCTCCGGTTTGTGGATCGAAAAATATTGCGCCTATTGAGATAATCGGGGCATCGGGATTTTTTCCCATGGTTTCAAGGTCGATCATCAGATGAATCCCCGCTCTGCTGGTGGATGTGAGCTTATGATGACCATTCACCTTAATTAAGGGATCTGTCGCCTCGCCAGTTTTATTATCGCTGGCGTGATGCTGATTGCCGCCAGGGTTCTCCTTGTGTGGATGTTCAGCGCCTTCCATTTCCTCCGGATCATTTTCCTGAACTTCAACCTGATTCTCTTCATCGAATGTTTCCTGGTATGTTGCGTCGCCCATCACCGCGCCACAATCAGGGCAGTTGCCGCCACCGCTCTGACCGCAGGCGGTGCAGACTTTTTCCGGTTCCTGTTGCGCTACTGGTTCGGATTGTTTCGTTTCTGGCTCGTTTTGTAACGCATTTGGGCTGTTTTGTTCCGCTTTTTGGTCGTTCCGTTCCGATTCATGCTGGTTCTGGTTCACAGAATCGCGAGTCTGGATCCCCTTGACCCATTTCGGATCATTAGGGTCGCTAATCCCCTCAACAAATTCACCACGCGATACAGCAAGTAACTTATCGGCGTCAGGCTGGCTGATATTGGCTGCCTGCATAATTTTGTTTACTTCGTCAGCGGTGACTTTTACTTGGTTAGCGGAACTCACCTGCGACTGAGCATCCAGCGACTGCGCGTTCTGGCCATGTTCAGTTGTATCCGGTTCCATTGTTTCAGTTGTTGCCTGTTCACCTGCCATTGCGTCAGATGGTTGTGGTTTTTCTTCTTCTGTTTCACGCTCAGTAACCACCTCGCGGTTAATTTCTTCCAGGATATCTTTTTCCGGCGTATGCCGGGCAGCTGTGAGAGTTTCCTTGCTGGGGTTCTCGTGCTCAGTTTCCGTCAAATAGGCGTTGATATACCCCTGAAGGCGTCCCGGGTAGTGATAAAATTCAGGGTGTGCGCTTCGGATAAGTGCAAAAATAGCGGCGCGGGAATAGTCCAGAATACCCGGGGTTGCACGAAGTGCTGCGGACCATTCTTTGAACGGACTTTCTTTGTTCAGGACTACTTCTTTTGCGCGACGATAAACGCTGCCCGGAATTTCATAAATATTAAAATCCATCGGAAGTGTGGCTGCTGCAATCTCCACATCCAGTGTGTCGAGGGTGTGTACTAAATTCGGATTGCGATCGGTTTTGTTCCCACCGCCAGCATTAGCACCGGAAGCCGTGCGGATGATGCGTGAAACACGATTTCCTTTCATCCACTCTTTTGTCAGCAGACCCCGATCAGTGTAGTCAGCGTCCAGGTATGCTTCGAAAAAAGCAGTTATTAGTCCCAGGTCTGAATTACCAGGATTAGGGAAAACTTTGTCAGTGTCACGAACCAGTTTGTGGAGGTCGCGAATCTCCAGCGAGTCGAGCAGACTGGTTTTATGCGAAATAGCCAGGGCAGTAACAGCCGGTAGTTCTTCAGCCCGTGCAATGTGTAATGCCTGGAGTTCGTCGCGTGAAACGTGCGTTACTGGTTTTTCGCTGCCGTGTTGAGCAAGCCAACGAATGGGCAGTTCCTGACCGGAGACAGGCAGAAGCATGCTCTCCTCAATCTCAGTCATGTCTTCGCCGTTGATGTTGGTATTGTCAGTGCTGGCTGGTTTGTCCTGAACAGAGGGGGAAGGGCCGATAAATGTCATTGTGATGCCATCTTTCCCGCCTTTTTCATAGCGGTTGCAGAATTCAGTATCAAACACGCCTTCTGGCGGAAGGTCGTCAACAACGGGCAAATTGACGCGGACGGGTTTTTTAAAGTCGTCTTCATCATAATCGTTGTCATCCATTGCGGTAATGCAGCGGGAGATTGCAACAGATAATTTTTTTGCTGTAGTCCAGTAAAAACCACCTTTAATTCCTAGGCGTTTTCTTACTTTGTCATTTTTTGCTTCGCAATATAGTGCAAATTCTTCTTTATCAGTGCTCATTATTGGTAAACCTCATCACAGATTTAAGGGTGAACAAATCTCTGCCATTGCTGACATATAAGAATGAAACTGGATATTTATTACGGTGCTGTTTTAAAATCCTGCCGGGATTTCGTTATTATCCTGGTGAATAACTTTATCGACCGGATAACAGTTGCCTGGAATTTTCTGTTCGGTTGCTGCTGCCATACATTCCTGCATTGTTCTGTGAACACTGACTGCAATATCAACTGGCTCTCCGGAAACAAGAAAAACCGTCAGAATAAGTGCAAATACTGGATTCATTGTGCACATCCTTTTGGCATCAGACGTAAACGGGCCAGCATTGAAACAATGCATACTTTATTTAATAACTCCCGTTCGTGTTTTCTTTTGTTAATGGCATCTTCAGTAAATACAGGATTACTGATAGTGACACCAATTTCAAAACAACCTTCAGACGTATTAACGTTTGGTAATAACGTTTTCATTATCGCGCCCTCAACAATGAGTTTTGTGATGCGGTGCCTGGTGCCTCCAGGTGACGTTAACCAGTTAACAATTAACGCCGGATACAGAGAATCCACCCATAACACTGTTTTTGGTTTTAACTGTTCCGCGTGCGCTTAGCCGCATTCACCGCATCACAAAATTCACTTTAAAAATGGCGGCAGAGCAGTCACGGAGTAAAACTGATACCGCCAAACGTCACCAGAAAATTGATAACAGAGGGCGTTGCAGCGGGGTTGTCACTTAAGCGTATGGTCAACCTGACAACCCGGTGTCCTCAACGGTGAAGGAATAACCCCGCCATACTTACCGCCGCGCCATTTCGCGGAGTGCCACAACCGGAAGCGCACGGTCGACGATAATTTAACGACAGGCTATCTATGAACCAGCTACCTCGCCGTGCGCTTTCGCGTTATGGTCTGACTTTTCAGGGAAATATCCTTTCAGTAAACTGTCAGTGCCGGATGCTCACCCGTGTCCGGCGCACGCACTCCACCTCACCCGTGGAGAACTCCTTAATTACCAACCTTAGCTTCGTTGGTTAGCTATTAACGCGGGTATGTAATCATTCTGGCAATGCTTAATGCCGCTGCTTTTTCCAGCCTGGTGATATCCTGCTCCAGAGCGGACAGATTTTCAGCCTGCTTAGCCCTGGCTTCATTGGCCCATTTCAGATCCTGCGCTGCATTAATTTTCTGGCGCATCCACTCATAAAGTTCATCATCGGTATAGTCTGGCGCGATGATGACGGGTTCTCGTTTCTGCATACTGATTCCTCGCGGTGCTGCTTCGCTTATCAGCCGTTAGATTTTGCCGAGCTGGAAAGCGCCTGTTTAAACTCACTGAAGCTGAGAGCTTCTTCGCCTTCGGCAAGGCCTTCGAAGTATTCTTCGTAAGCCTTTTTCATGATTGTGTCGAAATCCATATCACTCACCTGAGTTTCTTTCCAGCCAGCGACGGGCACCATTTTCGGTTTTAAACGTTTTGCTTTTGGTATACGTCATCGCGGTGAATGTGCCGTCCTGGTTGGGAAACACGCCGTACACCAGAGATTCGTTGTTGCCAAGATCGATAGTATCCATGTTGACCTCATTTCCCCTTAACGCCGGGGTAGCGGAACAAAAACCTGCTGCATAGTTATTAAAGTTGAACCCTGCCGTCATGTTCTTACGCCTCGGGCTGGCTACTTAACCCCTGACCACTGCCTGGTAACTCGAAGTATTGCCCTGCATTCTGTGGGGCGGGGTGGGTGGCAGGCATATAATGTACTTTGCGTTCATTGTTGTAAAGTACTTTTAGTACATTCTGTGTGTAAAAAAATGAGATGGGATAAAGTGAAGCACAAACCCGGAGGAAGGCGCTACCGGATTTATGCTGGTTTAAGAGGCTTTTTGTTTTTTCTTTCGTGCTAACTCTTCGTAAATTGCATTGTACTTCTGTTTTTTCTCTTCAAGAGTTTTTAAAAGTTCATCTGTCTCACTGTCAGGGAGCTCGTCCAGAAGGTCAATGATGATTTTTTGTCTTGGATTTAACTCCTGATAGAAACGTACCTGTCCACTTTCTTCTGTATCCTCTCCCAAAAGATAGGTTGGTGTTGTTCCTATTAGTGTTGCTAATTCCCTTAATTTCTCCCGGCGAGGAATTGTTTCGCCATTAAACCATTTGCTAACCGCTTTTGGTGTTAATTTCATTCGACGGGCAATTTCTGCCTGCCTTCCATGTTGTTCATAACCAGCGTTTTCACAGGCTAGCGCAAGCCTACTGGCGAACTCTTTACGCGCTTTATCTTCATGAACCATAAGTTCAATGATATTCGCTCTTGAATGTACTGTCAGTTCTGTTATAGCATGTACTAAAAGTTCACATTGTGAGGGTGATATGAACCAGAAAACACTTGAAGATGTAATCAAAACTGTTCGCGTTGCTGTTGTGGCCGACGTTTGTGGTGTCAGCCAAAGAGCAATCTATAAATGGATGGATAACGGAAAATTGCCTCGCACAGAATATACCGGCGAAACAAATTACGCTGAAAAAATCGCTCTTGCATCAAACGGATTATTTTCTGCCGATGCAATTTTAACTATTGGCAGGGATAAAACTACTACGAAAAAGCTGATGGGAGTTGATTCATGAAAATCAAGCATGAACACATCCGCATGGCGATGAATGCCTGGGCGCATCCGGACGGCGAAAAAGTACCGGCTGCGAAAATTACCAAAGCGTATTTCGAGCTGGGAATGACGTTCCCGGAACTGTATGACGACAGCCATCCGGAAGCCTTGGCTCGCAATACCCAGAAAATTTTCCGCTGGGTAGAGAAAGACACCCCTGATGCAGTTGAAAAAATTCAGGCGTTGTTACCAGCGATCGAAAAGGCAATGCCACCTTTGCTGGTGGCCAGAATGCGCAGCCACAGTTCAGCTTATTTTCGGGAGCTGGTGGAGACGCGGGAGCGATTGGTGAGAGACGCTGATGATTTTGTCGCAGTGGCAATCGCCGGTTTCAATCAGATGAACCGTGGTGGCCCGGCAGGAAATGCTGTGGCAGTACATTGACTGACAATAGCCATATCGAATCGCTTCCGGCAACTCGTGAGTAAAAAGATTCGGTATCAGAAGAGGTGAGTATGGCTAACGCTTGGCTCAGATTATGGCATGACATGCCAAATGACCCTAAGTGGCGAACAATTGCCAGGGTGTCAGGGCAGCCAATTGCAACAGTGATGGCAGTGTATATCCACCTCCTGGTGAGCGCGTCACGAAATGTCACGCGAGGTCACATTGATGTCACGACAGAAGATTTGGCAAGTGCGCTCGACGTGACAGAAGAGGTAATTGATTCAATTTTGCAGACGATGCAGGGGCGGGTACTTGATGGTGATTTAATCACTGGATGGGAAAAACGCCAGGTGCTTAAAGAGGACAACGGCAATATTTCGCAAACCGCAAAATCTCCTGCAGAGCGCAAGAGGGCGCAGCGAGAGAGGGAAAGAAAGCGGGAACAAAATGGAGATTGTCACGGCGCGTCACGAAATGTCACGCACATGTCACGACGAGTCACGACAGATAAAGATACAGATAAAGATACAGATCAAGAAGATCAAAACACTATGGTCCATGGCGTAAAAAATGCCACGAACCAGGCAGGGGATGTTCAGACCGTCAATCCTGGTCAGCCAGCAGGCACGACACCGGAAGCCGATTCAGCGTATGCGCTGAAAGCCGATTCGGGCGCTGTGCAGCAGGTGATGACCGCAAGGCCGGAGCAATCACACCAACTGCAGCAGCCTGAAGCCGATTCCGCCATTCAGCGGGAAGCCGATCGGGTAGTCCCGGAAAACACCGGGCAGCCTGTGGGACGAGTGGATTATCCGGATGTGTTCGAACAGGTCTGGCGGGAATACCCGTTGCGTGCCGGGGCAAACCCGAAGAAATCCGCTTTCAGTGCCTGGAAGGCCAGATTACGCGAGGGGGTGCCACCAGAGGCCATGCTGGATGGTGTGAGGCGTTACGCAAGATACCTAGCGGCTACCGGGAAAACGGGAACGGAATTTGTTCAGCGAGCGACGACGTTTTTTGGACCGGACCGGAATTTTGAAAACCCCTGGTTGCTCCCGGTAAGCGGCACGAACAACCAGCGTTGTGTGAATCATATTTCTGAACCGGATACCGAAATTCCACCGGGCTTCAGGGGGTAAGTGTTTATTTCAGGTCATGAGGTAATTTTCAGGAGGACTTGTGGCAAAAGTATTTACACAAGAAGAGCGGGAAAAAATTAAGAGGCAGGTTGTTGAACTCGTGCGCCAGAGCGGGCGCGAAACGTTACGACAACTGGAAGCGAAAACAGGTGCGACAAGATATCTGATGAGTGTTCTCGCCAGAGAGCTGGTTGCCAGTGGCGATGTATACAATTCTGGCTACGGGTTATTCCCGTCTGAACAGGCTCGTAAAGACTGGCAAAATGCCCGCAAAAAATTATCGAGGGCAAAGCTGAAGAAACCGGTTGTGGTTGATCCGGACCTTATCTGGTCATTACCTGACGGAGAAATACGTCGCTACGACAGGCGCCTGAATATAATCTGTCGCGAGTGCCGGAAGAGCGAAGCTATGCAGCGTGTACTGGCTTTCTATCAGGGTAATTTTCCGGAGGTAGCGCAGTGAGTGCACCGGCAACCATTCTTGATATGTGCTGTGGCAGTCGCATGTTCTGGTTCGATAAGAATGACGACCGGGCGATATTTAGCGATATCAGAAAGGAAGAGCACACATTGTGTGATGGACGACGCCTGATTATCAGTCCTGATCTGATAGCTGATTTTCGTGCACTACCATTTGCAGACGCATCTTTTTCGATGGTTATATTCGACCCTCCGCATCTTGAGCGTGTTGGTGATAACGCCTGGATGGGAAAGAAATATGGACGGCTGAATAAAGATACCTGGCGTGATGATTTGCGGCAGGGATTTAAAGAAGCCTTTCGTGTGTTGCGTCCATCCGGCGTTCTGATTTTTAAATGGAATGAAACGCAAATACCTGTTCGCCAGATATTGATACTGACCGACAGAAAACCTGTTATCGGTCAACGAACAGGAAAAAACGATAAAACCCACTGGATTATTTTTATGAAATAGGCATCCAGTGAGTAGGTTCGTAAGGTTACAGATACGTATATCTGAATAATTAAATTCAGTTCTGTAAATAAAATTTAATCCTTAACCGGAGGGATTTCTGTACCCTCAAATCATCAGGAGGCCGCCCGAAAGGGCGGTAGTGAAATGCGAAAGTTCAAAATAATTATTGAAACAGGAATAGCTGGTGGAGATTTTGAGGATGTATTCGAAGTGGACGATGACGCAACACCAGATGAAATTCATGACGAAGCAAAAGAAATTTTCTTTAACTACTGCAATTACTCATATCACGAAATAAAAGACGAGGAGGAAGAACAAAATGGCTGATTTTGGTTCAACTAAATACAATGTCAGTTTTGAAGAATGGCATGAACTGTTAATGGACTATGCAGAGTTACGTGGTGGAAGTGCTGCTGATGCTGAAGCCTGGCGTGATGACTACGAAGCAGGAAAAACACCTGTCGAAGCATATTGTGATGAGTGGGGCGATGAATGAGCGAGATTAATTATCAGGAAGGGCATGAAACGGTAGGGCAGGCAAAACCAGTTGCATGGCGATATCGCTATGTGAAAAAAAGCGTTACGGACTTTCAGGAGAAGATGTGGGTTGGTGACTGGAAATATGTACCGACAAAAGAGGATTGCAACGACAGGCCGAGCTATGAGATTCAGGCCTTATTCACTGCCCCGCCAGTCCCGGTGACATCAGAAGGACTGGTTAAAGCCGTGCGCTTTTATGAACAGGTAAAGCGTGAAAATCCGCCAGCCGAAACAGGATCATGGAAAGATGCTGTTGATTGGGTACTCAAAGAGGCCTGCTGTGCTGCCATTCTGGGTAAAGCTGACAATCCACTAGCATCCAGTAATCAGGTTAGCGAATTAACAATGTGGGTTAAACGACTGGTCAGTCAACTGAAAAAAGCTCAGCCGGACTGCAAATTACCGGAGAAGGCGATGGATTAGCTGAAACGAAATGGACTGATAAGCGTGGAGGATGTTTTAAGATGACCTGGTCTGAAGCATTCACAACGGTAGGAATCGCACTGGCGGTGGCGCTGGTGGTGTATTCGATTTGCCGCTGGGGATAAAAACGGTTTGCGGGAAAAGGAGAGTTAAGTAGAATTGCAGCGGGTGCTTGAGGCTATCTGTCTCAGGCATGAACACCAAAAGGCAGATAGAGAAAAGCCCCAGTTAACATTACGCGTCCGGCAAGACGCTTAACATTAATCTGAGGCTCAATCTATGAACGGCAAATCTAGGTTAGCCTCTTACGTGCCGAAAGGCAAGGAGAAGCAGGCTATGAAGCAGCAAAAGGCGATGTTAGTCGCCCTGATCGTCATCTGTATTACCGTCATTGTGACGGCACTGGTAACGAGGAAAGACCTCTGCGAGGTACGAATCCGAACCGGCCAGACGGAGGTCGCTGTCTTCACAGCTTACGAACCTGAGGAGTAAGAGACCTGGCGGGGGAGAAATCCCTCGCCACCTCTGATGTGTCAGGCATCCTCAACGCACCCGCACTTAACCCGCTTCGGCGTTTTTTCCGTTGATTAACTCTAGTTATTAGAGAACCGAACTTTTATTGATGGGGCAGGGAGATGAAGAAACTTGTTTTAGTCGCAGGTGTAATGATTGCAACAGTAATGTTGGGAGGGTGTGCAGCAAAGGTCGATCCAGCGTTGAAAGCAGAAGCAATGAAGCCACTAACATGTAATGATGAAAAGCAATGTGACTTTTATTGGAAACGAGCGCAATTCTGGTTGGCTAATAATTCCTCATGGAAAATTCAAACGGCGACAGACACGCTAATTTCCACTTATAACCCTTCACCAAATAGCCCATTCCTCGCTTATCAAGTGAGTAAAATGCCAAATGAAGATGGATCCGCAAGAATTTTCATCAAGCCTTTTTGCGATAATATGTTTGGCTGTCAACCAAACCCCTATCAGGCAATTGTTTCCTTTAAAAACTTCGTTAAAACTGGGCAGTAATGTATAGCGGGACGGTAAATTATTAGTGAAAACGCTGTAAACCCTATGGATTGAGTCAGGATTTAATCCGATAATTATTCTATCGTTCCTTTACAAGTCCGGCATATTACCTTCAGTTTGTTTTAGCATACCCGCTTCGGCGGGGTTTGTTTTTTTCTGGCATTCTGGTTTACAATACGCACGCCAGCCTGAACAACTGGCACCTGCTGCGCCAGCAGAGACAACCGATGGCGCACGATACCAAATTACACAATTCTAATGATTCTGCCGTCTTTGCCAGCAGGCGCGGACGGCGTTTTCACGTATTCAAATCAGACTGGTTCCAGCATCCTCCATGCACTGAAGAGCAGGCGGAATGGATAATTCAGTGTTACCGCAGGCGCGGATACGAGGTTAAGAAAGCCCTCAGCCTCGATTATCGTCACTGGATAATCTATGTCAGGCTCCCTTATTCCGAACGCCCACCGCGCCCATCCCGCACATACCAGCAACGGATCTGGAGGTAATGTGCGGATATTACTTCGACCTGTTCTGGTACCGGAACTTGGGCTGGTGGTCCTTAGGCCGGGCCGTGAATCCATGCAAGTATTTCATAACCCTCGAGTGCTGGTGGAGCCTGAACCGAAAAGCATGCGTAATCTGCCGTCCGGGGTCGTTCCTGCCGTTCGCCAGCCGCTGGTGGAAGACAAAACATTGCTGCCGTTTTTCAGTAACGCACGGGTGATTCGTGCTGCTGGTGGTGCTGGTGCATTGTCTGACTGGCTGGTGCGCCATATTAAATCCTGCCAGTGGCCACACGGCGATTATCATCACAGCGAAACCGTCATTCACCGTTATGGTACCGGCGCAATGGTGTTGTGCTGGCACTGCGACAACCAGCTGCGTGACCAGACATCCGAATCACTCGAGCAACTTGCTCATCAAAACCTGTCAGCATGGATGATTGACGTCATCGGTCACGCAATAAGCGGTACGCAGGAGCGTGAATTATCTCTGGCTGAATTATCCTGGTGGGCGGTCCGCAATCAGGTGGCGGACGCGCTACCGGAAGCGGTATTACGTCGTTCGCTGGGGTTGCGTGCGGAAAAAATCCGCTCAATGTACCGTGAAAGCGACATCGTACCGGGAGAGCAGACCGCCACCAGCATACTGAAGCAGCGCACAAAAAATCTTGCGCCGCTGCCTCACGCCCACCAGCAAAACCCGCCACAGGAAAAGACGGTGGTCAGCATTGCCGTTGATCCGGAGTCACCGGCTCAGTATCTCCAGCGCCAGAAACCACAACGGGAAGAGATGCCTGTATACACGCGTTGGGTAAAAACGCAGAAATGCATGACGTGCGGTAATCAGGCAGATGATCCGCATCACATCATTGGTCATGGACTGGGAGGGATGGGAACAAAGGCTGATGATTTGTTTGTTATTCCTCTGTGCCGTAAATGTCATAACGAACTGCACGCCGGGGTAAAAGATTTTGAAGAAAAACACGGCAGCCAGCTGTTGTTGCTGATTCGTTTTTTAATGCACGCGAGAAATTCGGGTGTCCTGAAGTGGAAAGCATGAATGACTGAACGCATAGAATTTGTTTTGCCTTACCCGCCGACGGTGAATACCTACTGGCGACGTCATGGCAATACGTATTTCATCTCGGAAGCCGGAAAGCGTTATCGCCGTGATGTGGCGCTAATTGTTCGCCAGCAGCGGCTGAAATTAAACCTGTCCGGAAGGCTGGCGATAAAGATTATTGCAGAGCCACCGGATAAGCGCCGCCGCGACCTGGACAATATCCTGAAGGCACCACTGGGTGCGCTGACGCATGCCGGACTTCTCATAGACGACGAGCAGTTTGATGAAATCAATATTGTGCGCGGACTGCCTGTTCCTGGTGGTCGGCTGGGGATAAAAATCACAGAACTGGAGTGCGCATGAATAACCAGTATTTACAGTTTGTGCGTGAGCAGCTCATTATCGCTACCGCTGATTTGAGTGGGGCAACAAAAGGTCAGCTTGAAGCCTGGCAGGAGAATGCCATGTTTGATACAGGGCGTTACAGGCGTAAAAAAATCCGGTACCGCGATGAAGTGACTGGAAGAATGATAACGCGGGATAGTCCACCGATACCGGGAAAACAATCACTGGCGAAAGGCTCATCAATTGCTCTGGTAAGTCAGGTTGAGTTTTCGACATCATCATGGCGACGGGCAGTTCTGTCTCTTGAAGAACATCATAAAGCCTGGTTGTTGTGGTGTTACAGCGGGATTATTTGTTGGGAATATCAGATCGCGATAACACAGTGGGCGTGGAATGAATTTAATACTCAATCCGGTACCAGAAAAATTGCAGGGAAAACGCAGGAACGCCTGAAAAAATTAATCTGGCTGGCGGCGCAGGCAGTAAAAGCAGAACTTTTTGGTGGGGAAGGTTATGAATACCAGGAGCTGGCATTACTGGCGGGAGTGACAACTAAAAACTGGTCCAAAACATTTACTCGTCACTGGGTTGCAATGAAACACATTTTTCACCGACTTGATAGTGAGGCTTTATTGTTTGTAATGAGAACACGTTCAAAACAAAAGGCGGCATTTTCAAAGCAAAGTGTTGCAAAAGTAGATTGAAAGGCATATATTTCATGCAAATCTGATATTTTGCCGATTTTGTACGTGATGGCAAAAGCAAACAAAACCCGCCCACAAGCGGGTTTTTTTGTGCCACTTATCTCGGATAGAAATGGTGAATGCGCTGGTGGAGGAAGTAAGGGTAATTTTTAACTAGGTGATTCTTGAATGCTTGCAACATTTATTTCGTAACGTTATTATCCTGCGCCCGGCCCTTTAGCTCAGTGGTGAGAGCGAGCGACTCATAATCGCCAGGTCGCTGGTTCAAATCCAGCAAGGGCCACCAACCGTCACCAGTTCATCAGGAAAGAGCGTCAACCCTTTAAGTTGAGTGTGCGAAGTTCGAGTCCCCGGTGGCGGTCCAGTGCCGACTTAGCTCAGTAGGTAGAGCAACTGACTTGTAATCAGTAGGTCACCAGTTCGATTCCGGTAGTCGGCACCATATGCGGGCATCGTATAATGGCTATTACCTCAGCCTTCCAAGCTGATGATGCGGGTTCGATTCCCGCTGCCCGCTCCAGTTAGAGTCTTTCAGTCTGCGATGATGGGAAATCCCGGAGTGACTGAAAGACGTTTAAGTTATGAATGATCGCCTTTTTTTGCAAAATTGCTGTGCAGAAATACTAACCTTCGGGCAGGCGATCATTCATAAGCACTCTGCTTTTATTCCGATTAACTGTGGGTGGTTTGTTGGATAGAGTGCTTTCCTTACTGTATATATTGTTTCGCCCGCTTTTGCGGGCTTTTCTTTTCAAATCCCTTTCATTTCTCAGTGTAAAACTACGCCATCCGTTATTTGCGGAGGTGAGGCTATGAAATCCATGGACAAAATTTCAACGGGCATTGCCTATGGCACCTCCGCAGGCAGTGCTGGCTACTGGTTTTTACAGTGGCTTGATCAGGTCAGTCCGTCACAGTGGGCTGCGATTGGTGTGCTGGGGAGTCTGGTTCTGGGCTTCCTGACTTATCTGACAAATCTGTACTTCAAAATCAGAGAAGACAAGCGTAAGGCTGCACGGGGAGAGTAATTCAATGACTCAAAACTATGAACTGATTGTGAAAGGGATCCGCAATTTTGAGAATAAAGTTACGGTAACTTTAGCGTTACGGGACAAAAAACGCTTTGACGGCGAAATTTTTGACCTGGACATCTCGCTGGACCGTGTTGAAGGTGCCGCGCTGGAGTTTTATGAGGCAGCAGCCAGAAGGAGCATCAGACAGGTCTTCCTGGATGTTGCTGCCGGGTTATGTGAAGGGGATGAGCAGTCGCCGGAAAAGCGCCCCGTAATTTTAGAGGCGCAGAATGTGTGGATAACCTGCAAAGGAAAGCTACCAGGAAGAATTACTGGTTCTCTGAAGACTCCTCCGGAATCACAACCTTAAGTCACTGACCGGAACAGATAAACCTGTCCGTGGGCAGAAACCGATAAATCCTGATAAATATCCATGAACGCAAAAATCAGATACGGCCTGTCGGCTGCCGTTCTGGCACTGATTGCCGTCGGTGCGCCCGCGCCTGATATTCTCGACCAGTTTCTGGATGAAAAAGAAGGTAACCACACAACGGCATACCGCGATGGTTCCGGCATCTGGACCATCTGTCGGGGTGCCACGATGGTGGATGGAAAACCCGTTTTTCCCGGTATGAAACTGTCGAAGGAAAAATGCGACCAGGTCAACGCCATTGAGCGTGATAAGGCGCTGGCATGGGTGGAGCGCAATATTAAAGTACCACTGACCGAACCACAGAAAGCGGGTATAGCGTCATTCTGTCCCTATAACATTGGCCCCGGTAAGTGTTTCCCGTCGACGTTTTATAAGCGGCTGAATGCCGGTGATCGTAAGGGCGCATGCGAGGCGATTCGCTGGTGGATAAAAGATGGTGGGCGCGATTGCCGCATACGTTCAAATAACTGCTATGGACAGGTTATTCGTCGTGACCAGGAAAGCGCATTAGCCTGTTGGGGGATAGATCAGTGA